CTACTTCGGCCATTATACTCTTCCTCCTGCTTCTAATTTTTTCATCATGTCATACATCCTTTGAGCGCCTACATTGACATTACCATCGCCCATATTTCTTACGGCATCAGCTGTAAATACAAACTCGTTGTTTGATAACATCGCTGGGATGTCATCTTCTTTTTCTTTTATACCAACCGGTGGTATAAATCCACCAGTTTCTCTAAGATCTAGCTCTTTAACACCTTTTGGGTTTTGTCTTACAGGTAGTCCCTCGATGCCCGCCGCTTGCATAGCGTTATCGCTAGCTGTATCCATCTTACCACCTAAAGCTGCAACACCTCTTATTGTTGGCTCCATTCTTTTTTTACTCATTCTATCAAATTCGTTTTGTGCTGCCTCTGCAGCATCTTTAGGAGATAGTCCCATGTCTATGTATTTTTCAAACAGAGCTTCTAATATTTTATCGTTCTCTATATTAGATGCCATTTTTATTTCATTGTCTTCAATTCCAAAGTCTCCTGGTTTTGGTCCAAAAGGATTTACAGGCTGTGTTGTATCTGGGGGTAATACTGGACCATCAGCAAAACCTATTCTACCACCTTCTGCATAACCACCTTGTCCAGCTGTGTATTCAGATGTGTTTGTTGCAACAAAATCTCTAACCTGTGCTTCATACTCTTCTGAATTAGTATCTGCAGTTGGAGGATTTAAATTTCTATAATATAGTTCTAAATATTTTGATGGATCTCTAGCTAATTCTTCTTCAGCTTGTTCTTCTGTCATACCAAGTGATTTTGTTAAGAAAGTAGATACTCCTGCTAATGCAGCTATTTTGCCTACGTTACCACTTAAAGCTTTGTTCACTCCACTAAGAATACTACTATCTAACTTGCCTGCTCTTTTTAACATTTGTAATTCTGTATTAGCAGAATCAATAAGAGGAGATTTTCCAAAACCTAAAGCTGAGGGTAAATTAGCAAAATTTCTAAAACGTTGAAGTCCTTGACCGCTTGCAAATATACCTTCACCACCTAAAAATTTAGCACCTCCTAATCCATATAAAGCAGCTCCAGCTAATGCAGCTTTACCAAGATCAGACTTTGCTATTTTCTTTACACTCTTAGTTGCTTTTTTAACGGCTCTTTTAATACCACCAAATATAGCAGGTTCTCTAGGCACAACATCCATGATGCCACCACCCATTCGTAATTGTCTCTCCATCTGTCCTCTTGATATTGTCATAATTTAGCTAAATTGTTAAGGCAGGCTTTTTATCCTGTAACTTCCTTTTTACTTGGTTTTTCCGAATAAATCAAGACTAGGCATTACTACAGTTACGTCTCTTTTAATGTCCTTTTCTTCTACTCCTTTAGCCTTCCAATCGTCTTCTGTCTTATATACCTCTCCTGTCTTAAGGTTAGATATAGTCGTTATTATCTTTTCTGGCTTTAAAACCTTCATTAAGATACTACCTCTCTTGGCTGTATTTGTAATATAGAAGCTATAACGTGCAGCTCATTCGCGTCACTAGCTTGTACTTTTAATATCTCACTTTCTTCTACTACAAGAGGATGAGTCAAAAGTTCGGTTGTTGTATTAGATGCTACAGCTTTAGTTTTAAATAAAGTAAAAACATTACCAGAAGCATCTGTTAAAGTAACATCAATATTGCAGCTAGAACCTGAATCATTAGATATTAACAAAGACTTAACAACTGCAACGTTAGCAGATGGAGTCGTATACAGAGTTGTAATGTCTGTCGTTGTTAAATCTAATTTTGCATTTATAAAACTATTTGCCATTAATTTAAAAAGAAGTTTTGAGCGTCAACTTCATCCTTTAATTCTTGTTGATAGGTTGTGTTTAATTTTTGTATTATACTGTCAAGATCTCTAACCTGTGCGTCAGCAACATCTTGTCTATATTCTCTACTAGGTCGTGTTAATATCTGTACTATCTTTGCCATTATCTTCTTCCATCTGGTTGTATGTCTAATCTAAATCCACCCAACTTCCAATTCTGTGAAGCTGCAGTATTTGCTACTTTTAAAGACACAGCTCTTGCTCTTGCTCTGGTATCTACTTTCGTTGTTGATGACGTTATGGTAAATGGACCAAGTGCTGAACTTGATTGTGAGTCGTTAGAGTAATTTCTTAGTTGTAATGTAATTTGTGTGTTACCAGTTTGAGAAACAAAGTCTGGTATAAATCTTCTTATCTTTGCAAAAAACTCACCATCACCTCCCTGACTTATATCAAAGTCTCCAGATTCAATATTAGAAGTTATTGCAGTTGTAGCAGTTGATGTTACCTGATCTGTGCCTGTCTCATGTTCGTAGTATATAGTGCATCCGTCTGTGTTACCAACAATATCATAAGAGTTATTAGAGTCAGCATCATAGTCTGTAGCGTGTGGTTTACCAAATACAGCAGAGTCTTGCCACGTTGTCCTGTCTAATGTGCTAGTTGTCCAAACAGGTCTTTGAGGTGTGGATTCTATGTAGTTATAAGTTACACATTTGTTTATTATAGTTGATCCCGAAGAACAATAGAACCAATTAATTTCACCAAACAAATTATTTAGTCCAGCATTAATAAGTTGATTAGCTGTTGTATTTAAATCATTAAAAACAAAATCTTCTACCAGACATGGTAACGATTGTAATGCACCAGCATATTTAAAGAACCCATTTTCTGAGAACCAATACGCAGCGCCATCTACTTCTATTGCAGCATTCTGTCCTATCAATCCACAGTTAGTTCCTACCTGCGCAAAACCAAATGTAAAAGGTGGTCCAATAAATCTCTGTGTAAATAAAGCAGTGTCAGTCCATACATAGATCGCATCACGACCTCTAACAGCTCCCATAATTCTAGATCCATCTGCAAGTCTTTGTGTACCAGCTGTATTGGTTGCCGTGGGTGTGTAAGTATTAATATCCTCTTGATTAGAGAATCTAATAAACATTTGATCTTGTGTGGTTGGTGTTCCTATTGTTGTTTCTGTTCCAAAAAATACTAAGTGTCTATCGGGCGTAGATACAATCATGTCTCTTGATGCAGTTGGTGCACCAGATATAATTGTTGCTCTTGTTGCTGTAGCATTTGATAAATCTGCATTCCACTCAAAAACTTGTGCGTTATGGATAAGTGCAATAACTTTGTTACCAAAGTTATCAATAGACCAAAGACCTGGATCAATAGTTAAGTCACCTGAAGCTGCTTCTCCCCATGCAATAAAATCAGAAATATTTGTAATTGTTGCACCATCAGAGTGTGATGCAGCTGTTGTGCTTCTCGCTCCTCGCGTCACGCCCGTTAATGTATTACCTGAAATTCCAGTGTAAGAAATATCTTCTGTTCCTATTCTAATAAAATTTGTACCTGATGATGGAAAGTTAATGACACTTGTTAAGACTACAGTTGTTGTGGAAGCATCTATTGCACCGTTAAGAGTTGTAGTTAGTGGATTACTTGCTTCACCACCCCAAGATCCTAATCCATAACCAAAACCAGGCAGCTGTTCAGCAGGTCCAACGGAATAATATGATTGAACTCTTATGCCTCCAGATGTTGTAGCACCTGATCCTGATTCTGCCGACGGCATTGTAATTGTTAAAGTTAAGTTAGTTGGCGTTGAAGACACCATAAATTTTTTATCATCAAAATCAGAAGCACTGTAGTTAGAGTTAGTGATCGCTGTAAAATTATCTAATAAAATTATATCTCCAGGTGCAAGACCATGCCCAGTAGAAAAAGTTATGGTTACAGAAGTTGAACCGTTTGTTGTGGTAAAAGCGTTTGTAAGAGTTGTTGTAGTTTCAATGGGATGTATGTCATAAAACACACCTCCTGAATAAGCGTACAAAATTCTATTAGTCCCTATAATGGAATATTTTACTCCACTACTATTAACTATGTGATGCATAGCTCTAGCTGAACCTGTTAATTTATCAGTCCCTAGTTGTTGCCAACCACCTATTTTTTCTGGAGTTCCATATCTAAATCTTACGTTATCTCCATCTACCCATTGACCTTCTGCTTGAGTATCTGTGATCTGTTTATTAAAACCTGGTAAGAACTGTACTTTTTGTAATGCCATAATATATCATTATATCAGTTTTTAGGCGAAAATATAGTTCAATCTAGCTTAGATAGCAATTAATTAAATAAAACTATACCAGCCAGTTATTTGATTTTTGGGCTTTTTTTATACCCAATTTATATTTAAAACTATTCTTTGTTTTGTGTTTGTGTGTGTTGTGCCTGTGTGTTTTAAATCACAAGGAAAATAAATAAATTTATTTTTTTCGCTTTTAAATTTTTTTTTATTTTCAAACATGGTTAATCCATCATTTGAGTTTATGTAAAAAATACCCGTCTTAATATTTTTTGAGTTAAAATCTGTGTGCATATCAAAAGACTCTATCTTGTGATAAGCAGGTGTTAAATTAGCTTTTATTTCAACAATTGAAACAGGATTTATTTTACTAATTAAAGAATTTAAAGCAGTAAAATATTGACTACAAATCGTAAAGTTTCTATAAAAAATGTGAGTAAGTTGCCAATCATATATTTTATTCTGCTGATTACGCGCAACTTTAAATTCATTCAAAAACCAAGGAAATTCATTACTAGTTAATAAATTTTTTATCTTATTAAAGTTTTCTAAATCTAAATAATTTTTTATTTCTTTAATCATTAAATATAAGACATGGCTCCAACTGCTACTTTTTTATTACTTAAACAAGTTTCACCATAATGTTTTAAATCAGATTTAAACACTATTAACTTATTCTTTTCTGGTTTAATTTTTAAAGAGCTTTCAAATACAGTGTGACCTGTATTACAATTATTTAAATATAGAATAAAAGAATAATCCTCTGTCTTTTTGTGATCATGTTCTAATTGATAACCATTTTTTTCGTAGTCTATCAAATGTATATGAAACACGTTATATTTTTTCTTTAGTATTTTTTCCATTGTATTTTTAAAATGAAGATATTTTGAATATTTTAAAATGTTTTCACTTTGAAAACCTAAAATTGTGCAAGTATCTTTAGCTACGTTTTTTTCTTTCTTTAACTCATTCAAAGCTTTAATAAATTTTTTAGTAATTTTGTCATCTAATTTATATGTTTCAATATTTATCTTTTTCATATTAAATAGTTTGAATTTAATAAAATTCTATTTTTATTTTTTTGTGGTGAACATCCTGTATGTAAGATACTTCCATCAAATATAATTAATCTATTTGCTTTTGGTTTTATTGATTTTTTTGATTCTTTAAAAATAGTTTCTCCATCTGAATTATTTACGTAATAGACACTAGCTATATTAGGAGTGCTAGAATCAGTATGATATTGATGTATATATTTCTTTATAGATAAAACTGTCATATCTCCTCTACATCTAATAATTGTTTTAGCTTTAATTTCGTCTTTTACTTTTAAAATAAAAGGTAAAATTAAATTATAATAACTTGATTTAGGTCCATCCTTATTTAAAAACACATGACTAAAACCAAAATCATTTAAAGAATTTTTTTGATTTCTATAAGTTAGATTGTCTTGATAATACCAAGGAAAGTTAGGACCATTTAATAAGTTTAGTATTTCTTTATGGTAAGAATCATTTAAAAAATTATCTATTACTTTAATTGTCATGTTGCTTTTTAAACCAAGCAGGTAGTCCTAAATGAGGTCTTCCATCAAAACGATTTTGTTCTGCTTTTTTAGAAAACTGATTGTAATGTAAAAAAACTTGCACACAATCTTTACCTTTAAAAGGTTCTCTCCAATGTTCTAATTCTACACCTTTATAAACAAGCATGTCGCCAGGTTTTAAATTTACTTTAACACCTTTTTTACCAATTTCTCCAGATGGCTCTAAATGTATTGGCCAATCATCACCACCAAGATTTAGTGTTGTAGATATTTCACAACTAAATCTATCCTTATGTCTGTGTAAAATATCACCAGGTTTATATATTCTTGCATAAGAATAAGTGGGTGTTAATTTTAATTTAGTATGTTTTTCCATAACAGGTTGGACTAATTGCAGTAATGTTTCCATAGCAATATCAGCGTAGTGAGAATAAGTTTCCGGAACCTGTTGGTCATTCCAAACACCAAATTCAGTTGTAAATGGAGAAATGTATCTTGTATCAAATAAAGTTCTTGCAACTTGTCTTTTTAATAAAAAATAATCAGTAACGAATTTAGCTAATTCTTTAGAAATAACATTTTTTAAAACTGTATATTTATTTTTTTTAAAGCTCATTAAATTACTTTCATATCCCACGATATAACTCTCTTTATTTTTTTAGATTTATTAGGTGTTGTAAAATGTTGTACAAATTTTGGTGCAATAATCATTGTTCCTTCTGTTACTGGAAAGGGATGATACAGCGTGGTATCATTAATAAAATTATTCCAAGGTTGAATGTACTGAGTA